GTAATAAAATAGAACCTGCCGCTGAGTTACTAGCACCATCAGCATAAGCAGCAGACACTGTAACTCTTAAATTGTCGCTTCCCGCAGAGTAGCTTGGAACAGCTAAATCTAGCGGTATCCACGCTTGAGTAGATGCACCACCTGTAGTTCCTGACCATTGTCCTACCAAAACACTTTGACTGTTTACGGTGTCGTTGTACAGAAGAACGCCGTAGGTGTTCCCAGCCGTATAAGGGTCACCTATGATTGATAAAGGCTTGCCATCGTAATCATTATGCTCCGCGCTCCAGATCATGTATTTGGGGGCGTCAGTTGCACCCAACGCAGTCTCGGTGGATGTTAAGATGTTATGAATTGTTGTTTTATAGTTGTTTGAATTACAGATTAACTTTTCTAGTGACCCATATCTAATAGGAAGCAACCCTTCTCTGGAAAGAGTGGGAGTGAACCAAAGGTTGTTAGCACTTACCTCTCTAGTCGAACCAAGATAACCAGAGTCAACAAGCGCTCCAGCATTATCCGGCCCATAGTACGCACTAACGCTGGTTGTGTCATCCGTAAGATTGTTCAAAGGAGCAATACCCGGCTTTTTTAAACCCGATTCGTATACATCCTCAATAAGTTGAGCCGGGTCTGATTGCAATAGTATTGGGCCGTCGTATGTACCATCTCGTGTCAAGAAATAAACACTGTCCTGAAGATACGTTACGGTCGCCCCTGTGTCAGTGTTAGCAAAATATATAATTCTGTTTTTGTTGTCGTTGTCGTCGGAAGACGAAGCGTAGACATTCCCGATTTTGAAGTTCATATTGCTTTGTAGGCTGCTCCATTGAATTTTTGCTTGGGTAATTAAATTTTTGCAAGTTACAATATTGGCTCCAGTGGTGCCTTGAGATTGAAATCTAGAATGAGCGTATCTAGCATTTCCGTAGTCTCCACCAATGTAGGGAAACGTGGTGTTGCTGCCGGGATATTGATCGGGATAAAGTATGAAACCTCGATCGTTGGATGATGTGTGAGAAAAGAATACATGATCTGTGGCCTCTCCTCTTGCTTCACTTTGAAAACCGTAAAACTTCACCTCATTATAGCGACCGCTACTATCCTTTGATGTGTGGCAAGTAACGCAACGCTCTAAATCGTATTGAGTTTTACTATTATCACTATAGTTTATAGCAAGATATTTATAGCTGGCCGTGTGGTAGGGTTCAAAAATACTGTAGCCATCTTGAGCGGTTGTGCTTGTCCATCCAGCGGTCAGCTTTACTTTATTCGCCATCGAAAACCAGTAGTAACTGGTGCTACCCATATTAATAGGGTTAGCGTAAGTATCTTTTAGTCGGAATATTTCTATACCCGCATCGCTCGCGCTATTATGGCCTAACTGTAAGTCAACTACCGCGTATAAAAACGGTGATATCGCACTGTAGAGGTTTGAGCTATCGCTTGTGTATTTAGCTGTGAACCACAAAGGATGCGACCAGCCGGGCAGATAGCTAGATATGACGCTGTTCTGGATAGCAAAAAGACTCGATTTTGTGGCAGATATTGTAGCGTCAAAGCTGCTATTGCCGGTTACGGGTTGTAGGTGACCGTCAGTGTCATTATACGCACCGCCGTTATGATAAACATTGCCTTTACTTTCAAACAAAGTGGCAAAGGGAAGACCTTTAAATCTTACCTCATCGCCGTCTGATAACGTCGTGCCGTTGATTGTAGTTATGGTGCCACTACTGCTAGTAACGCGAAAATTTAAAAATGAAAAGGGCGCAGCGTATGAGCCATCTTGAGTACTGGTATCTGTAGTGCCATTACCCTGTGTAGTTGCTTCAAGAAACGGGTCTAGCCAATAGGTTGCCATTACCTTTTACCAAGCCATTCTACAAAGGCATCTTCACAGGCTTCACAAATGTCTTCTATATTCCACACAGGTCCATCAGGATCGACGCAATCTTTTATAACTATAATTTCTTCCTCACCCTTTTCGTCTTTACAAACTATCCCCACAACAGGCATGGGTGCATCTAAATATTCATAGCCCTCTACCTTTTTGACCTTCATAGCTTACCCCGTAACAAAATAAATGGTATTTGAATCTGGACTACCGGGAAGAGATGAAACAACAGAAACGTGATAATTGTCCACGGTATCTGCGTTGCTGCCGCCACCTCCGCCTATGCCTAAATTACTTGGCGTAATCTTTTTAAGAACGCCATTGTCATTAACAAGAACATGATCGGCATCAGACGAACTTGTTGTTGTAGCGGGTGCGTCTGCGTTGGCAGTGCCTATCAGAGTGCCTGTAACAGAGGGCAGTGTGGAGGTTACATTACCTGCAAAGTCTGAGTGTGCGGGAGCTTTCAACGCTGCGTAGTGGGCATTTGCGCTTTCGCAGTAAAGCCGTACTTCGGATTGAGTGCCGCCGTTTTTCAGAGCAATAACACCACCTTCAGTTTCTAGGTGATCACTAGCATTTAGAAAAACAGCCTTTTCGGCAGGCTGCGTACAAAAGATATCGCGTGTGCCGGATGTCCAGTTTACAGCGCTGTCGCTGTTGCTGGATTGGAGAATCGTTGTACGGGCTAGTGTCGTACCAGACGCGGTATACGTACCGATGCCCACCTCGAAATCGGTGCCATCTGTACAACAGTAATACGTGGTGTTGGAATTACCAATGACGGCGAATGACTCAAACCCCGTAGCGGCACCGCCTAAAGTATATGTGCCTGTGCCTGTGGTGGTGGTGGTTTCCTTTATTCTATCAGCAAGAACAAGTGCCATTAGATACCTCCACCTAGTCGATACGAATTATTGCGCTGGCACCATTTGTTCCTACTGCTGGAAACTGAATTACAAGATCGCCAGACGATGCTGAAACACCAGAGCCACCAAAAGCTATGACAGCTATGGCCTTGTTGCCATTTGACGCATTGTAGATAATACAACCCTGTGCAGACACAGTAACATTTGAAAATGTTTCATCAGCAATATCTACGTATGCGCGGTTGCCTGCCTGACTGGTGGTGACCGTGATGCTATCTAATACCTGTCCACCAGCCGAATAGTTCGTTCCAGACGCTTCGTCGCTGTTGCCGGTAACATCAGAATAATTCGTTGTGGTCGCGTTGTAGGTGCCAGACTCGCTTGTCTTGATAAGCGCAACCTTTATCGAATCACTGGCAAGGTTGTGACCCTCTTGCAAGAGTTCACCCTTGAAGCTGTTACATAGGGCCGTCGTGATAGTCATCTTACTTCAGTTCGATGGTTAGATTTCCTGCATTAATGCGGAAGATATCGCCACTGGCGATAGTCTTATCGGCGTCCAACTTGCCAATGAACAAGACGTTACCACCAGATCCAAGAACGTCTAAACTGTTGCTTACGTGCGTGGCTATGAACACATGGGTAATCGTGTTGTTTGTTCCGCCAGATGCTGGAAAACTAAGATCAGCAGCGGTTGTACAGGTTTGAGTATCTGCTGTGTCAACGGTCAGAGTCCAGCCCGAGGCCGCAACCTGTTGTCTTGCATAATTTGTAAAGGTAGCCTCAGTGATTGAAGGCGTCCCAGACTCACCCGTTGAATCGCCAAAGTTAGTTACCGCTGTTGCCAGCCCAACAAAAATGTTATCGCCCGGTGAGCTAAAGGAAGCGGCATTGTTTTTGAAAATAAAGCTAAGAAGCCTGTTTTCCAAAAAACTGGTTGCTGCATTTGCTGTTGCCATCGTTTCTACTCCTTATGTGCGGGGGCGTTCTGGCAAACCCCTACGGTAAGAGTCGCTGTTCTCTCTAGCTTCTCCAAGATCCTTAAAGCGAGTTACTGCTTCAGCAAATTGTTTTTCGTAGAGCTGAAGTATGTCGGGTTCGCCTTTCATGTAAATATACGCTTCATACAAGGAACCGTAAAGCAAAGCGTTGGGAGCGTTAGTGCTCAACCATGTGGTGCCGCTCTCTGCCCCGGCGGTTAAAGATGTTGGCCGGTAGAAATAATGAAACTCACAAACATAGTTGCTGTCCGGAGTCGGACCCAAAATCATATTATCAACGTCGAAACGTGCGTAAAAACGTGGAGTCCCTGTTGTTGCAGAATTTGGATTAAACTCTTGAATAAAATTAACATCTTTTTGCAGTAAAAATTCTTTGTTACTGCCGTTCGTAATGGATAAAGAAAAAGAAGCTAAAAAATCTGTCGGCAAGGCTAGGAAAGGGTCATTCTGCGAAACAGCACTCGTGGCATTCTTGCGGAAATATTCTAGATCAACGAGGTAAAAGAGTCGGTCCTCGGCGGCGCGAATGAAGTCATCAAGATTTGATACAAAAGTAGTTTCAGTATTATCTGTATACTCTTGTATGGCTGTTTTTAATTGTGCGAACGTATACGCCATTTATGCCTCCAAGGTCACCGGCCCGGCAGTCGCATTTTCACCTCCCCCGCGTTGACCACCCGTGGTGGCTGTACCGGAGGATGCCGTAAACGTGTAGGTGTCGGTATCTGTAACCGTGATCGAATAACCTGAACTATTTTCAAGAACAGCGCTTGTAAACCCATCAAATCCATTTACCTTTCTAAAACGAACGGTGTTTCCCGTGGTCCGGCCATGACTGACCTCTCTCACCGTAATAACTGCACTCCCCGAAGACCCCGATGTAAACGAATCTTTTACCAAAATGCGTTCTAGCGCGGGTTCTGTTCTATCCGGCCTAGCGTCAGCTAAAGCTTCTGGGTCTGTCCTAGAACGAAAAGGTCCCAACTGTTCATGCTTAGGCTCAAACTCGTCCTTGCTTACAAGAAGGCCGTTCCATTCTCGGCGCATGTCTTTGTACCGATATCGAAGCCCGGATCGATCCGATACAGCGTAAGCATTTTTTCCCGTAGCAAACTTTGACATCAATTCACCCTGAAGTATTGATAGTTTGGTACGACATTATAAGACGCACGATCTCGGTCCTCAGTCATAGCTCGCTCAAACTCTTCTTCATACACCGCTTTCAAAAGTTGAATACGGTCTGGAGCTCGCTTTATAGAGATATAGTAAGCTAATCCTGCGGCAAGACAGGGGTAGAAACGAAAAGGAACCTCTACGGTATTAGTTGCAGAATCTGCATCATCCATACGGGTCAAAGCGTTGTAATGAATGACATCCGTGCTATTTTCGGGAGTAGGCCATAATTTCAAAGAAGGCGTGATCTGTCGATCTAAGAAAAACTGAGCAGGACGACCTTTTGTAGTTTTTGTAGGAATATTCTGATAAGCATCCCGACTGATGCGCTCCAGCGCAAAGTCTGTGCTGCTACGGCGAACAACAGCAGACAAAATGTCAATCACATCAGTTCCCAACGAATAAGCAGAGGTGCCTTCCGTAACAGTTTGTGTGCGCTCTGTAATAGTCCATTGATTTAAACCGCGATTGGCCCACTCGGCCAACATCAGATTCAAAGACCGCCGCGCTGTCTTGAGGTCGTAACCCGTGCGAACCTCAAGCCCACATCGCTCAAAAGCCTCTTCGACATAGTCAGCAACGTCTAACTCAAAATTTGTGCTACCCGAAGTTGCCATCACTTTTTCTCCGCATACAGATTATCAAAAATCTGATTTACGTCCATGGTATAGTCTAAATCCGATTTTGAATAGTGTATGTGTTGAGACGGTAAAAAGTCGGGTGGACCATCCCCTGTTTCAAACCAAGCAGGGTGTGTTACTCGCACACGATTGTTAGGCAGCGCAACGATATTGCCTGTGTACGGCCCCGCATCCAAAAGTTCCAAAACATGACTTTGTTTGTGCTGGGCGGGATCGTCTGCAATCTCACTCTCAGTGTAATCCACGGTGAAATAGTATTTAGCCGGGTAAAACTCAGGCCCTATTTTGGCAATCCACGGGCAGGGGTGAGCTCGGTCTAAACGATAAACTGCGTGTGTATGGGACATGCAGTCCCAAGGTTGAGCCAAGTGGACGGGCATAGGTTCCGGCCATTCTTCAAGAGGCGTATCCCCAACAAGAGCAGTTATGGGCATTCTTGCCCACATCGCACCCCCGTGAACATTGGGTTGGTCAGTTCCGTCCACTTCACAACCGGTGAATATCATTTGAAAGCTCAAACAACGACTAGGCATAGTCGTCACTGCGATAGCCATGGCGTGAATAAACTCACCATGATAATTCAAATGATTACAGGTGTATTCCTTCCGCACCCAACACTTGAAGTGCGGAATATTGCTTTGGAGATATGGCAAGTTACTTTACCTTGCCGCCCTTGGCATAACCTTTCTTCTTCATCATGCCGCCGCCAGCCATCTTGGCGACCTTACCGCCTTTGGCATAGCCCTTTTTCTTCATGCCCACAGCACCGCCAGCCGCCATTTTGCGGACTTTACCGCCTTTAGCCATGCCTTTGGCTTTCACCTTACCGCCTTTAGCCATGCCTTTGGCTTTCATGCCGCCGCCAACAAGAGTGGCTGCGTACTCGTCCATCGTCATATATTCTTTAGCCATTTCACGCTCCTACGCTTGACTTACTGAACCCTTAGTTCGTTTTCTGCGGTCAGGCATTACTGCCCCACACCCCCGGGCGACCGCTGTCCCGGCTACTTTTTTGCCCCTGAACGGCCTTTTGGCTTTCGTTTCGTAGCCGACCGCCCCGCCGTTTTTGAGGTTGGTGACTTTTGCTCGCTTGGTGTTTGCGACGACGGTTTTGCCTTTGGATCCAGCTTTTTTCTTTTTACGAGCTGTTGTAGCTCGTTCAGCTTTCGAGAGGCTATTAGCTTTAGCTCTTGGAAGGCAACGATCAGGGTTTTTCTTATCTTTTGAAGTACCGCAAGGGCCTTTGATAGAGCCATCACTGCCAATCCTTACCCAATCCTGTTTCAACCATTGTTTTAACTGTCCCATCAGACTTTCTTTCTTTTGGTCAGCTTAGAAAGTGTTTTGGCTTGTCGAGCATGAGCCTTAGAGGCTTTTCTCAACTTACCAGCTACTTTCTTAATTTTTGCCCTGTCGCGTGGTTTCATGGGCCTCACTTGCCCCTTCTTTTGCCGCCTTTTGACTTTTTGGCGTAGTTGGGGTCTTTGCAATATTTAGATGCGGCCAAGTTTGCATACGCCGACGGGTATGTGTCAAACGTCCGTTTAGCCCATGCCTTTCCCTCCGGACAAATCTTGCCACCACTTTTCACCTTTCCGCCTTTTTTCATGCGGACAACATTGCTTTTCCCCGTTCTGCGAACAGGGCAAGCACCAGATCCAAGATTCACTACACTTCCCATTAGAACACCTTTTGAGCAATGGCCGCTGCAACG